ACCTCTCCGTTAGCATCCATTAGTGATAAATAATCTTCATCAGATATATCCAATAATGAATATTCTTCTTTAAATACGTTTGGGACAGTGGTTCCATGTGTAGAGGGCACGATGTCCTCAAGCTTCTTACCCGTGAAAATATCTGTTGCTACAAAGTTACACTTTGCATGCCCATGCTTACCCGTCTTAGATGTAGAAACAGACACCACGCGACATGGCCTTCCCTTAATGCAAATATATCCTCCTTTTTTTATTTGACCAGCTTCCATTGGAATTGTTTCAGATGCGCCTGCATCAACGGATTCGAAAGTTTCTTCTGCAGACATTATTCTAATATATAAAGTAGTTTTTAACTATCTTTTTGTGTGGATAATAGTAGTATTAATTAAAATCAGGTTTCATTGTAAAACGCCCAATAAATTCAGGTTCTGTTGACCACCCGACGCTAACATCTCCATTAACTTTTTTTGGTAATAATTCAGCTGTTTTATTGGTAGACGGAACTGGATGTATAATACCTAAATACATTCTATCTTGTTCTAAATGTGTTCCATATGTATTTGAAGAAACATAACCAAAACGTCGAATCCATAACCAAAATTTATCACCATTTCCTGAGATTCCAGTTGTTGTATCTACAGATTCATTATATAAATTCCAATATCCAGCAAGTTTGGATTGATTTCCTATATAATTAGTAGATTCCCAAGTCAAATTTCTATATAATCGTATATTATATGTTGAAAAAGATGTTTCACCTTTAAACAAAAGTTGCCAATTTCCAACAAAGCTTTTTGCTTTAAAAATAGTTTTATTTTCATTGAAATCAATATTTTTTGTAATAGGATTGAATGAGCTCATTGTATGGGTCATTTTAAATGTGCCAACATAAAAGGGTTCTATTGCACCAAATGTAAAAATACCATAAATAGTTCCATTATTAAGTGGTGAATATATACCAATATATGACTCTATTTCACTGAAGCCATATTTGAATCTGGTTAAAGTGATTTCATTACCTTTACATGACCATTTTCCTCTAAATTTGGATAAACCTGGTTTTGATGGACTCGAAAATGTACCCGATGGTTCAAGATTAACATAGAATGTTTCAAAAAGTATAGATTGTCTTTTTGGTGAGCACCAAATATCACCGCTCCATGCGATCTGAGGCGGATGTTTGAGTTCTCTATAAATATCCATAGATTGTACTTCGAATTTCCATAATCCACTTAATTGATAATCTCCAGACAAATCTCCATCTTGATTATAAGCTTTAAGACCATGATTTGAGTTAAAAGACATTTTGCTAAATGCTTGAACACATGACAAAATTTTTACAAATTGAAATAGATTCATTACTATTAATATATAACATCACTTAATGTCAGATGAATTGAATTGTCAATATGTATCTTCAAGAGGTATAGCTTATAGTTGTGATATATATCCAAAAAAAGTGGTATCAGATACACTTAAATTACCATTATCAACGTATAAAGATATAAAGGATAATGATAGTGTTTACGTAATTTCTAGTGCTTTGAAAATATTTGTAGAAATGATATTGCCAGAAATTGAAAAGAAAGACATAAAGATAATTCTTGTAACTGGCGCATCAGTTATAAGTGTTCCAAATGAATTATCAGAAAAGCATGGAATTGATTATATCAAGATAATATGTGAGAATAGTTGTATTAAGCACTGGTTTTGTCAGAATTACGACTTAAATACCAGTCATAAGAAGATTAGTGCAATACCTTTAGGAATTGACTATCATACTGTACAAACAGGTAAATGTCTATGGGATTGGGGACCCGTTAAAACGGCAGTAGAACAAGAGGAAGAATTACTTGAAATTGCAAAGAAGCAAACATTTGAATCAAGAATGAACAAAACTTTCGATTTTTTTCATTTCAAAAAATTTCAGCGTCATAATAGAGACCGTTGGTATGCAAGTGCTGCAATAAGAAATAAACCATTTAATGTGAGTTTAGCAAAAAGAGCTTCTAGAAATAGTACATGGAATATGGTAACAAATTATAAGTTCATAATATCCCCACATGGAAATGGCTTAGACTGTCATAGAACATATGAAGCAATGTTTTTAGGTTCTATACCAATAGTGAGAACATCACCATTAGATATTATTTATAAAGATATGCCAATAATTATATTGAAAGATTGGCAATCAATAAATATAAATAAATTAATAGAAGAATCAAAAACCATAATCACAAAGTCTCGAGAAAAATTGTTCTTGAAATATTGGATAAATCAGATAAAACAATATAAATAGGATTATTCATGTTTTAGCGGTCTATTATGCTGATCGTATAAGTGATAATGAAATTTAGAAATTTTAATAATACAATTGTTTTGTTTTATAGCAGAAGCATGATAATAAATATGTTCACAACAGCATTCATCATCTATATTTGCTTTACGATTATCTAATTGTCCTGAACCATCATTTTCATATATCTCAATTTTATGGTTTTCTCTAAAATATTTAAAAGTATCTTCTCTCTCCTTATCGGTAATAACCTTCTTTATATTTGAATATAATCCATTATACCTGATGTTAATGAATTTAGGAGTTTTATATATTGCGAATCCATTGTATGCTGAAATACAATAAATACTATTACAATTTTTAACAGTTCTTAATTTAGTATGAATATAACGTTTCATAAGTGATATAGCCTTCTTTGAATTTTTTCCAAATCCCCAACAATGATGTTTATAATGATCAATTAAAACAGCCCACATATCATAGAATGGTCTTCTATTAAATGTAATACAATCCCAATCATCATCATCAAAGTTATTTATATAATTGTTAATGAGACGAATATCCCATTTATACATGTTAACATCATCACAATCAATCATTATATGGTAGTCTACGTTAGTGAGTTTTGTGTATAAAATATTAATACATTCATTTCTAGCATTAGAAATTCTGACTGTTCTAAGTGGATGTTCGTTATCAATAGTACTAATGTATGTATCTTCTTTATAAATTTTCTGATAATCAAACAATAGTGATTCAGTATTATCGGTACAATGGTCATAGCAGAAAATACAAGATATCTTATAATTATTATTTTCTCTAAGCAATGATATATTCCTAAATATATATGGTAAATATTTGGCGCAATTTCGAACTGGACAACAGAAAGCTATGTGATACACCATATATATGTGATAATAATTTAAAAATATTGTAAAAAAACATGGTTGTACACAAAGACAAAAGAAGAGCAGCTGGGTGGAAATATGATAAACCTCATACAGAAGAAGAGAGAAAAGAACTATTAAAAAAATATGGTAAGGATTGCTTTTTAAGACCAGAAGAATTAAAATACCCAATATGTAACAAAGAAGGTGAACCTGATTGTAGAGGTATTATTGCCGCAAAATTTTGGGCAGATGTAGCAGAAACAAAAGCAAAGAAAGCAAATAAAGCAAAGAAAACAAGAAAAAAGAGACCATATAGTTTTAAAAAGGTTTCATCAAAAGCAAAAAGAATAGGTAAGAAGCTTGGTTGTGTTGCATTCAAAGGGGGTAAAAATAAGAAAAAAGATTAACGGTCTAAATACCAACCATATATGTGTGATTCTTTTAATTCAGGGACAACTAAGTTGGATGGTTTACAATAAATATATGAAATAGATTGGTCCCATATATTTGTTGGAATGGTTAATTGTGGAACGGCTATATATTCATGTTTTAATAATGCACATATATTTGCCAATATTGTATTCAAATCATTCTTTTTTCCCCAAAACCATTTAATCTGAGCAACTTTATGGTTTTGAGAGTCTATAATAGTTTCGATTGCAATTGTTAGAGATTTATCATATATATTAATGAATTTCATACCATTGTTTTGTAAATATTTGAGATAATTCTTTCTTTGTATTGTTGATACATTTAGCCAAGGATGTGTCGGATAATTTTCATACAAGAGAGTATCATATGTTGCAAATTGCAGTGTATTTGGAATTTTGTTTATATTGTGTTTAACTTTGGTCCAGTAAATAATTGATAGTTTATTAGGTATTGATAACTTATAACTGGTTGAAAACAATCCAAATCCACCATGTGGAACTACAGTGTTAGCGGTTTTCAATATAATTTGATTAGCAACTCCCTTATTTCTATGATTTTCCATAACATGAAGATTATTACCAATATAAAGAGTGTTATTTAGATTGGGTATTTGCCAAGGTATGAATATTAATGTGCCAATAATATTGTTTTGATAGAAAGCATTACAAGTCATTGAATCCAATTTATCTTGATTATGTTGAATTGAATATGTATATTTTGATGAATGTCTTAGAATGTTATGATGTAAATCAGAAAGGTATCCATAATTGCGTGTAGAATGAGATATATATGTATATAGAATGAAGAATAGTATAAGAATGATGATAACCATTAGTAATAGTGTAATATGTATTTTAGGTCTATTAGCATACACTAAATATGTTATCTAATTTATGGTTCGAAATCAAAATTGTCTTGTATATGAATTATTTTCTGGAGTCGGGTTCTGTAATCAATTATTTTCACTTGAAACAGCTATATATTTGGCAAATATATCAAATAGAAGACTAATTTTGTTAATAAGACACCCGCTATGTCATATTGGACATGCGAATTGGGATTTTGGAGAAATAATGAATTTTTTCGATGTAAAATATAAAGAGCATTTAAAAAATGGAATAGAGATTTTTTATGGTAACAAGGCTATTTTAGAGTTAGAAAGTATAGAAAAGCAAAGATTAAGAGTAATAAATCTTGGTAATTTTTCAGGTATGGTATTTGTAGATGAGAAAGAGAAAAGCAAGATGAATTCAGATTATTTGTCATTTAGAAAAGAACATATACTTGATTTTTCTAAATTGAGAGACAAATACATTTCGTTTACAAGATCGAACGCAAGTCGTTGTTTTTATAACTTTTACACTTCAGAAGAGAATTATCTAACAATGTCAAAGATTTGTGAATCATTAACAATTTTGGCTCCACATATAAGAAATATTTGTCAACAAATAAAATTGCCAAATAAGTATATTTCAATTCATTTTAGATTTGGAGATCTCAAACATAGTCCAGAAAAGATAGAAGGTTATTTCACGGGTAAGTTCCAATCATTAATGGACCAGCTTATCTTATTTAATCCTGATAGAAGTCTACCTATCTATATTATGGCCGATAGAAAAGACACTCAATTTTTTAAGAGATTGAGTAATGAAAATTTCAATTATATATTTACAGATGATATAACAAAAAGATATAAAAGTCCACTAAAAAGAGATGATGTATTTCATTTTCTGATAGAAAAGTATATTTGTGAACAAAGTGATATATTTATTGGTTCTGAAGGTAGCACTGTATCGAATCAAATACAATATGTACGTCATCTTCAAGGTAAAGCTTGTAATTTGTATGTAAATAAGGAGGTATGGTATAAACCAAATAAATGTTCTTGGAAGTTAAATAATGTAGGTGCAACAGGTATCGGATGGAAACTATATTTTAGAGACAATGTATATGACAATTTTTCAAAGACAAATATGATAACATTAACAAATGATGGTTATATTCATTATACACAAAATTTACTGGTTTCAATGAAAAGATTGGGAATCGAAACACTAATTACAATATATTGTCTTGGTGGAAAGAGCTATAATTTTTTCAAATCAGAATATCCAAGAAATAAGGTAATATCGTTGGAATGTGATGAATCTGTTAAAGTGTATACAGAATATAGAGCGATACAAAATAAGGATACAATAGGTAAAAAAAAATGGGCTAAATTAACGTCTTATAAATTTGCAGCTATAAACAAAGAATTGCGTAGTGGAAATGATGTAATATTTGTTGATGGTGATATAGTTTTCGAAAAAGACCCAATACCAATATTGAAGCAACTTGTAAAAACGAATCCGAATACAGAGTTATTTGTACAAAATGATTCACCAAAAGAGAGTGACCGCAAATGTATGTGTACGGGCTTCTTTTGGTTAAAATCAAACCCAAATTCAATAAGTATAACTGATTTTAAAACAATAAACAAAGATTTAGACGAGTTTCAGAATGATCAACAATATTTACGTAAATTTTCATCGAGAATTCGTCATGATTATTTAGATTTGCCAAGTTTTCCAAATGGAAAACATTATCGAGACTCAAAACCAAAAAACCCGTATATAATACATTTCAATTATGATGTTGGTGTTCAGAAATTACAAAGAATGAAAAATTATAAGAAATGGTATTTGGAGCAAGATACTCCGGAACGTATAAGACCATTTGTATCACAAAAATATAAATGTTCTCCTATACAAAATCGGAATCAAATCTCAAACAAAAATAGAAAAGAAACTTCAATACAAAATATAGATGTTATAGACGCGAATAAATCATTAAAAGACTCTATACTATTAAATGTAAAACTGGACGAATTATTTAGGAAAACGGTTGCAAAATGTTCTTGGATAGAAATGTATTATGGTATTTTTTCACAACAGATTATTGAAAGTGGGTGTAGAACTGCGGTAGAGGTTGGCGTTGGATATGGTGCCCATTGTAAACATATTTTGGACAATACACATATTGATTGTTTGTATATGGTTGACCCGTTTGTAGAATATAATGATTTATTTTCGAAAGATGTCGAAAGATTAGGAGGATATAATACTCTTATGAAGAATATTCATATTATGCTTGAAGATAATTGTAATCGTTATCGTGTAATTCAAAAGAAAAGTTTGTGTGTTACAGAAGAAGATATTCCAACTGGAAGTATAGATATCGTATTTTTAGATGGAGATCATAGTTATGAATCAGTATCAAAGGATTTACCTTTTTGGTATGATAAATTAAGTAAAGGAGGTATTTTAATGGGGAACGATTATTCTCGAAAAAGTTCAGGAACGAAAAGGAGTGTTGATAATTTTGTTAAGGAAAATAACTTGATAATCGAGTTTATAGATAGGAAGAATTATCCTATTTATAAAATAACAAAACATTAGTTAGAACAGTTATAAGGGTATGATAGATTTGAATCAAGTGCATCTTTCTGAATAGCGATATTAAATTCATCTATAGATAGTTTTTTATCATAATAACGTTTTTGGTATATTAATTCAGAAAAACTCGAACCATTTGTTCCATAAAAATAATCAGACTCAATACACATATGTAAGTCTTTAATTGCATCTAATAAAGATGTTTGTCTGGTTCTACCTCTATGATCAAAATGTATGATTTTGATTCTATTTTGAAAATGTTTATACATTTCTTTTTTAGCTCTAATACAATCTGTAGCTATATATACGTTATAATTCTTGGGATATTGATTGATAAAGTCAATATATTTTTGTGTAGGTTCTTGTTTATTTTTCTTATGGTCAGTTCTCCGGATATGTACTGCAATATATTTACCTAATTTTGTCTTATAATCATCTATAATAGATTGTGTTTCATAATTCAATAGTAAGTGATTATATATATTTGTATATTTTCCACTGTATTTTTTATTTTTTCCACACCCATGTTCACCACCGCTTATATATACTGTAAAAAATCCCTTCTCTTTTGCGAATTTACTTCCTCTTTCTATCAATTGAACACCTTTATACATTTGTATGCGATTTCCTGAACGTTTTTCTGATGTTAAATGAGTTCCCCATGGAAATGAGTCCCAAATAACATAGTTAGTTCCGGGAATTTTCTGATAATAATCAAAAATGTTTCCAGGACAATATTTTGCACATGGTTCCCAAACAACCAAAAATTCAATTTCCTTTTCCAATGATAAAATATAAAATGAAAAAATAGCTCTTAGTCTATTACACAATCCCGCGGCGGGTTTTAATGCGAGAAAGTTCTGATTATTAACGGAGGGCGTCATTATTCTATATAGAATTAATTATTTTTTATCTGAAAAACGTAGAACATATTCAGAATAATTCTTAAATTCATTTTGTTGCTTGAATTTATGACACCATTTTTGTGATCTATCAAGAATTAATTCTATGTCTTCTTTAGAATATTTAGTAAGATATAGACAATTAAAATCATATTCTGATTCTAATATTCTTTTATATTCTTGTTCAAGATAATTAGCAGTTAACTCACTGTAATCTTTTGTCCATAATATTGGTAATCCTTGTAATTTCTTTTCCATTAATTCATTATATTCAACAATGGGTATTCCTTTTGAATACAGAGTTTCCCATAAACGATGTGTGTCAATACCATTACCCTCTGGACATATAACAAATTTATATTTACCAATTACATTATAATAGTTGTCTGGGAGACCTTTAACATTTTGTATAAATTTCTTAGTCATTAAAGTAGTAGCAATACTACGTCTATTAATTATGGAATTTGAACGTCTATATCTATCTGTAGATAGATTCATCGAACATAAGCATAATTCAGTATTCATTTTTGGATTATGTTGGAAAACATCTTTCATCTTGGATGTTAAGAAATAATAGCATACACCTATTGGATGACTAACGAATGAATCACTACCATTTTTTACAGATGCATTAATAATAATATCATATGTATTCAGTCTTACTTTCAACCAATCTTTGAACTTCATTTATTATCTATTGATTATATTTAGCATTTACGTTTTTACCGTGACTTTTATGATAATAAAGCATCCAACGTTTGATGTAAGACTCATTATTACATTCAATCCCAAAAATATAATACATAATTTCTCCCCATAATGGTAAATCTCCCCAACGATATTTATATATGCCATTGCTTTTGTCAATAAACTGATGATATTCCGATAAAATATCCATTTTTTCCCTTATTTTGATAAGATTTAACCCAAATACATTTGTATATGGCCCGAATGGTCTCCGTGGGGCAGCAGACTTTCCTTTTAATCTCATAAAATCGATTGTAGTTTGATTCATAGTTTTAACAACCCAGCCAGGGTCTGCAAAAACAAAGCCGTATAAAAATGGTATATCACCATTTTCAATTTCTGAAAAGGCTTTATCTATAGAAAATTTTACATAGCAATCTTCGTCAACTCTCAAAACATAATCATATTCTTTCACATATTCAAAAAAATCTTTGAACCAAAAATTACACATATGTCTATATCCCCAACCAAAATCTTTACCACGCGGATCAATCTCTACAGTTTCTTTCTCTTTAAGGAAAGATGTTTTAGTGATATTAACAAAATTGATATTTAGGTCATGTTGTTTATCTTTAATATATTGTTGATGTTCATCGCTAATATTACCTTCGTTAAAAATTATAATAGGTATTTGTTTATCTTCCAAGTTTAAAGATATATGTTTATGCCTTTCAATTAGTTGATTATAGTCCTTCTCTTCAGCATATCCTCTTGTTAATACAATAATTGCCTTTTTCATATAATATATACTCTTTTAAGTGTTTAAACTCTTTCTAATAATATAATTCGTATTTGGTTTTATCACATTTCGAACCTAAACCCGCACCACCTGTATATCCCCATTGTGCAAATATAATATTACTGCCTTTGTGAAAAAATGCAGCAACCATTGAATATGTGCTTCGCGAACATACAAGTATATCATTATAAATCAAGTGTATTAAGTCTTCATCTGGATCAGAACTTCTTATACAGTTATCATAATCCAAATTAATATCTGAATTATTTTCCTTGGCATGTTTTGGAGAAGCGACTATAACAATTTCATGATTAGGATATTTTGTTCTTAAGTTGGATATTAATTTTTCCATTCTATTGTAAGGTATTGGTGATTGATAACATGATAAACCACGCCCAATAATTCTTACACCGCAATTTTTGAAGAAAGCTTTATAATCTTCAATATCAAAAGTACTGGGGCGAGTTTCATTAATTGGTCCAGGGGAAATGTTCTCGTCTACTTCTATTGGTTCATTTCCTATTTTATTTGAAAAATAATTATGAGATGTTCTACCATCATAGTCTACAGAATGTTGACCAGTTATACAATCGTCCATTCTTAAATGAATACATATACGTTTTTCCCAATTTTTTGGAATTACATATTTCCTATTCAATATTTCTTTTTCTAATATATTTGAGAAATGGTTGAAAAAATGTGTTCTAAAATACGAATAAATATCAGAACCAGTTTCTTGACAAGCAATTAATGGTAAAGTACACAGTTCATGTTGTCCATGAGTAATTAATTCAGCATGAATTGCATTTCTTTTATCTACATTCAATTTTTTTGCTAATTGAACATTATATATTTTGTTAATATATTCATAAAAGACAGTACATAAGAGAGAATTTCTATATTTACAATGAGATTCTTGTAGAAAATACTCTTTGTTATGACCCCTTATTAATATAATTATCATTTTCCACAAACAACTACCAACTCTATTTGGAGAAGGCATGCTACGTATAGGAACAATCTTCATAATACACACCAATTTATTATGAGATATTTCTAATTTAAAAAAATACACAATTTATAATAAATATAGTGAAATTATTTTCATGTCAAAATATATTGATATATATTTATGAATACACACATATTCGTAATATATCATAATACTGTGAAACCTGACTCAATTTTTAATCCAAAAGTATAT